ATGTTGGGGATACCATGCCACCTTGACCAACACCAACTGCACCACCGTTTGTACCGATAGTTTGTACAGCATTATCAAACTTAATTGTTAATGCGATTTGTACAGCGTCATTACTATTATAAGCCATGTCGCCGTAATCAGCCTGACTAATAAAGCAACCGTCAATTTCCCATTGTTCAAGAATAGTTGGGGCAGTTGTTCCGTTTCCGCCATCGAGCATGTCGTATTGGATTTGGAATTTATAGTCAATACCTGAAGCAGATGATGCTTGCTCCATAAAGTCGTATTGCTTTTGTAATTGCTGGCCAACTAATTGACTTACTAAACCTGATGAATCATCACGTAAGTTAATTGTTGTATCTTGCCACTCTGGTTTACCTAGTAATTTAACCTTACTGTTGTAAACATCAAGTACTAAGTCACCAAAAGTAACACTAGGACGCTTGATATCAACGATTTGCTTGGTTAATTCGTTTGTCGATGGACCAACACCGGCGCCAAAGTTAATAAATGTCGCACGGAAGCGATACTTGAGTTTTGGCATTAACAAACCTTGTGACGATGCACTTTGGTTATTTGCTAATGGTACTGTAAAATTTGCTAAACTTGCTACGGCCATGTTCTTCTCCTGTTATTCTTATTTATCTATATTCTTAGGTTGATGATCCGCCTAGAGCAGCAATCTGACCTGGATTGTATATAGCAATAGGAATGTAAATAAACTCTACATCACGCATTGGTTCAATAGCTACGTCAACATATAATTGTTGTGCAGCGATTGTTGCCGTTGTATTGTTACTTGAATCACAAATTACCAAGAAGTCGTATAAACCACGTAGACTTAGTAAGTTATGTAATGCCCCTTCGATCTGTGTTGCAATTGATTTTCTTGTGATTGTATCGTTTGGTTCAAATAAGTAACCGTTACTGATACTTGCAAAAATCACACGTAAGTAGTTTTCTAAACGTACAACGTTAACGCTACTTTGTGCAGATGTTTCTCCATTGCGTGTTGATTGGCCCCAGATTACTAAACCAACACCAGGGATCTGAGCAATTGGATTAATATCTAATGTGGCTAATGCATCACGTAAGCCTTGGTTAATACCATTGTGGAAGAATTCACCACTTTCTGCATCAACATAACCGATATCATTTAAGTTACTTACTAAGCCACGCTTAACACCAGCTGGTGCAAACCATGGATAACTAACTTGATCGTTATACAAGTATGTGCGTAGTGCAGCATGACTTGCTGGAACAACTACTGAATTACCTGCTAAGTCTGTAGTTAAACCGGCTGGGTAGTAAACACCAAGGTATGGACTTGCTGTTGCTAAACCTTTACCTGCCCATGTACCTTCATTGTTGCTCCAGTTTGTTAATTCTGTAACTGTTGGTTGTAATGTTAATGGTGTATCACCGATAACAAATGCTGTGTCACCACGGTTATCGTTTAATGTTACTAATTCTGGAATTAATTCTGGATATCCAGGAGCAACAATTAAATTAAACTTGTAGTTACTATCTAAAACATCTGTATTACTATTAACAGCAGCAGCCATAGCTTTAAGAACTAAATCGCGTTGTGCTTTTGAACCGCCTAATAATGCGTCAGTTTCATCTAAACCACTAGCACTTACCCATGTACCTGCAACTTGTGGTAATGTGCTTGGAGCACCTGGTACCAACGGTAATGAATCAAGTGGGAAACTAATACTGTTGAAGTAATTACTTTCGAATTTCTTAACGTTAAAGCCTGAACGACGTGTATTAAATAACAATGTTCCTTTAGCATATAAACGTGGATCCGGTGCATCTTCATCGATATAGCTACTCAACAATAAACCAGCAATCGCAGGCATATCGCCGCTGATTGGATCTGTTGTACCAGAACTATCCCAACGTGCATCAGCAAATACAATACTGTTATTACTTGTATGATCTGTATTATCAATTGCTACAAATGATGAACCGTTGTAACGATATAAACTTGGATAGTTAATTAAATCGCCACTGTCTAACCATAAGTCACCAGCTACTAATGCAGCACCAGTACTTTGACTTGTTGGTGCAGTTGTAGCAGTTACAATAACACCATTTGGATCTGTGCCAGTTAATGCATAGCCACGAACATCTTTAGAAACAGTTCTATAGCCAGCCCACGCACCGCCTGTGTTAATCATAATATCCACATCAGCCGGATTACTATAATACCACAATGTACCATCAGTTGGATTAGCGTACGGTTGTGTTGCACTATATTGTACTGATGGTGTAATTATTGTTGCATTAGCAATCGAGAATGAACCAGTTCCGTTTGATGGTAATGGTATAATATTTGTTGCTGTAGTTCCCGGGAAACCCGCATTAGCTAATACACCGGTTGTAATTGGTGTTAAACTAATTTCACCACCGGTAGTATGAGTAATAGTGATAGTACCATTGCTATTAACTTGAGCTGTAACATATGGCAAATTAGAACTTAAAATATCGCTAACAAATGATTGTGCAGTTGTACCAGATGTAGTAATTTTTGCAGTATTAACACCTAGGCCTGCTGTAGAACCATTAGCTGTTGTACCATATGTAGAACTGTTTAAGCCTGGGGCAGTTGCAGAAATGGTAAATTGTTGGCTAGCAGTAAATGACGTTGGAGTTGCACCAGTTGCTGATGCAGTTGAGCCGCCATTAAATTGAATAAATCTTAATGCATTTGATGAAACGCTATCACTTAAAGCATAGTGAGCAAAAATTTGCCCCGGTGTGATATTTACGCCGCCACCTACTGGATCTAATCCGTAGATAGCATCTTTAGTGTATGCATACATCGGAACACTTTGTGGTACCCATTCTTCTGTAGTTGCATTGTATTGATTAAATGCAGGACTCCAGCCTGTGCCAGTTGCACTTGTTTTCCACCAAATAGAGCCTTCTGGTTTAGGTTCAGAATCGCTTGCAAACCAGCCAGTGGCAGGTTCTTGAGAGAAATTACCATAAAATACTGTTGGAGCATAGTATGATGTTGAAGTACTAATTCCGCATGCAGCAAATACACTAGCTGAGTCGCTAGTAATACTTAATTTACCAAGTCCATCTGAACCAGTTAAAGTTGATGCATTAGTAACGTATAATGATACATAGCCGTTTTCTTGACTAGCAGTAATACCAGGAATACTAGCACCATTAATTGCAGTTACTAATGCAGCTGGGGTAGTTCCTGTTGATGCAACTGATACTCCATTAATTGTAAGAGACCCACCAGTAAACGATGTTGGTGATAATGTGCCAGTTACAGTTGTATTTGATTGTTGCCATGCTGTTGAGCCAACTTGTACCCATTGATTTGTCCATGCACCGGCACCATTTTGAGCTGTTGCTTTATAAAATAATCGTACTACATCGGCTGTAGATCCATCTGCATTAACAAAAACTAATGCAAAAGTTCCTTGTTGTCCAACTGATGATTTTGGCGTTGATACTTCATTTGGGCTTGTGCCTGTTGTTGTTACTTGGCTAGAATTTGTAATTAATGTTGTATATTGTCCAATATCGCTAAATGAATTTGTAGATGCATTGAACCAGTAAATACCAAATTCTGTGCTAGCTAAATTTAGCCAATTTGTGCCATTGGCTTCTGGGCCAGTTGGGCGAATACTTGTGCCAGTTAATTGATTTAGATCAATATCTGCACGAATAGCAAATAACTGATTAGTAATGCCCATAGCACTATAAGCAGTTAACAAGCCATATTCGTTAATTTCGCTAGCGTTAATTGGCGTGCCGTTTGCACTTACTTGGAATGTTGGCGTGCCTAATGCTGTTACTAAATCACGTTGACTAGTAAATGATTGTAATGCACCAGCATTAGCTTGACTTGTGCCAGTAGCCGGACTACCGTTATAAGTCTTATCTTGTGCTGTTGCTAAAATAACTAGCGGTACTGAGCCAACGTTACTATTAACGTATTGACTTTGATCATTAATGGAGATCGAAACTCCTGGGGAAACTAGTGCCATGGTATATTATCCTTTAAAATACATGTTATAGTTATTTATTCGAAAG